GTGGGCGGTGACCAATTTTCCCCTGCTGTCGAAACCCTCTGGGATCTCTGAAGCCCGGCAGCAATAAGAGGGGAAAAGTTTGGGTGGGTCGGAGGCAGCAGTAACTATCCAATTAGATCCGGCTTGGTGGTCCCGGTACTCTTCTATAGCATGGTTGTGGATGAAGGGCTCTATACTGCTTTCATACTGGGCTTTAGTGAGGATCGCGGGTGACGGCCGTGCCATAGCCTCTCCCGTCAATTTTGAGCGCTGCCTCCAGTACTCACTCTCCTGTGCGGCCAGCCGCGATCTCTCAGCCTCCATATACTGGGGGGGCATATCGATCGGGTGGCTCCCTGCATCCGGGGCCGGGTTGTACATAAGCACCTGACAACACACCTCCTCAATCACAGTCTCCTCGATTTTCAATGTGGGATATGTGATAAATGCTGCCAGTTCGGCGAGGCCAAAGGGTTTGTTTTGCTCCTCCTCCACCCTCTGCAGCTGGGACTCCATATTGTCAGGCTTTGCAGACCTAATGGCCTTTATCTGTGAAGCAAAGTGGTGCTGACGATCTGTATGTATATCCTTGTAATACATGGCATAATCCCGCGAGGCTTGGGCCTGTACAGACTCGTAATACGTAACAAATTCCACGGGGTTGAGCTCGGTGTTGTGGCATGTTTTCGGTCCCACTAGTCTCTGCCCGATGTTTACAGCTGGTGCCACGTACCGGCCCATATTCCACACTGTCGTCAAAGGTCCTGGTGGCACCGGTGGTTCAAGGGTGGTTGGGCCCTCCGGTGGGGCCTCAACCTTGCTGCCCTCTCCTCCCGCTACTAATGGGACTGCTCCCCCGGCCTTACCATCAATGGGTGTGGTCTGTGCTTCATTGCGGGCAGCGATGCTATGCACTCTCTTCGTTGGACCATCTTGGAAAGGATTCTGTCGTAGAATTGAGGGGTGGAGGTGCTTCTCCAGGGGAGCCATATGGTGGAGAGCGTGCTCCCGTGGGTAAGGGAATGGGATTACACCTTCGGAGCATGGAATGGGTGTAGTGGGCCCGCACGTGGTGTAAAGAGCGGGTGAGGCTTGGCGCAAAAGTGGATGACCAAAGTCCGGGTAAACCCGCTTCCAGTGGCCTGCTAGGGTAATTGCTACGTCTCTTCCATTCCCTAAGGTGAGTACTTCTATGAACTTCCCCACTAACACCACAATATGGAGTCGGATGCCCAATCTTGCCACCATCTGGGATGCCTCTGCCGTATCATTGCAGCAACCGGACTCGATGCCCCCCGCGTACTCTTGCACCCAGGCCAGCCTCATTTCATATCCACTGTCCTTAGGGCTACCTAGTATGGCTGTCAAAAAGCTCGGCCCTGCTCGGGAGACTCTAAGGGCGAACTTGTTCGTGGTTGGGTACGCTGGCACGCCTGACAATCCTGGCCACTGGACTGGTTGCACCTGTTGCCATTTCTCTAGCAGCTC